CTGTTGAGGTGATTTTGGAAAAGGAACTGGAGAAGAACCAGCAACTTGTAATGCAAAACTTGTTTCGCTGCCGTCAAATCCACTGCTTATGTCATCAATTAATCTATAATCGTCAGCAGCACGAATAGTATTTCCAATATATGGCATAGCAGTTTAATCGAGAATCGTCTTAGTATCTCTGTTTATTTTAAGCTCAGTAAATATGAGAACTTTCTAAGAATTAGGTCCAGAAGTAGATGGTTGATTCGGCCATACAACATCTGTAATTATTTTAAAAGTTTGAGGAATATCTCTTAAATTTTGTCTATATGCAGACCATTGAGCTTGATCAACACTACATCCTGGAACTACAGTCCAATCTGTAGATTTTAAAATATAATCTCTTTTTTTTCTAATATTTTCCCAAGTAGAATCATCAAGTTCTAAAACCTTTTCTCCATAGATAATAATTTCAATTGCCTCAACTTTGGCTTTGAGACTTTCAAAATTAGCAGATAAAGTAACAAGATCATTATTTGTGGTTAATCCCATTTTAGGTCTGTTCTAGATAACTTACGGTAACATCAATAGCACTGGCAGTATCAGCTCTAACACGCAGAACATCACTACTTTCCATAATTACTTTTGATCCACTAATTAATTCAAGTGAAGATCCAGCTGGTATTGGTGCATTTCTTAAAAGAAAAACATCATCTCCTGAATTAGTTACTAAAAAAACATCTACATCTGCACTAGCTCCTGTTTTATTAGAAACAAGAATACTCAAAAGAATTAAAGTGGCAGAACCACCAGCGGATAAGACATTGGCAGTTGAACTCGTATGTGCATCAGTTGTACAACTTGATTTTGTATCGACTTTGAAGGTGTTTGCCATATTATCCTAAAGCAATAATTAATGCTAAGTTTTCACCGGAATCAAACCTACCTGTTACTGATAAATCTCCATTAACTTGGACATTACCTGTAAAAGTAGCAGCTCCATTAGCATCTATTGTAAGACGACTAGACCCACCAGTAACTAAAGCTATCTCATCTGAAGCTGGTGATATTAAACCTGTATTTGGATCTCCTGTGAATTTTAAAGCACAATTATTAGTTGTACCTTTATTAAATTGTGAATTAGATCCATCTTGTCTTAAAACAGGAAATCCACCATTTGTTAATGCATCATGAATAACTACAGTTTTTAAAGAAGTATCTACTGTAACTTCTCCATCAGCTCCTTTAAAGCCAGTATGCTCAGCTGTTGTTCCTCTTCTAAATTGAACTTGGGTTGCCATAATACTATGATAACGCTACTGCTATTGCGGTAGCAAAACTTTCAGTGCTGATTGTCCCATCACTGTCAGGGACAGTCATGGTTCTAGTTGTACTACCTGAAATTCCTGAACATTCAAATGCTAATTGTTTTGTATTATCGGAATTGTCTCTCACTCTAAATCCATTATCATTAGTTACTATGGCACTTGAAGTTACAGAAGATAATCCAGTAATTGTAGTAGCACTTGAGCCTAGAGAGATAGCTGTAGATCCAACAGTAACTGTGCTATTTGCTAATTGTGCATTAGGTATAGAACTAGTACCAAACTGACCTGTACCAGAGTTATATGTTAATCCTGAACCACCAGCTACACTTAAAGATCCTAATAAAACTACAGTGCCAGCTGCATCTGGAAAAGTAATTGTTCTATCAGCCGTAGGATCAGTGACAGATATAGTCGTTTCAAAATCATTTGCAGTGGATCCTTCAAAAACTAAATTACCACTTGCAAGTTTTATTGAGTTTGCAGCATCAGCTGAACCAGATATTAAAGTAGTTCCAACTAATGTTGTAGAAGTTAAAGATGATAATCCAGCTATCGTAGTCGCTGTTCCTCCTAAAGATATAGAAGTACTTCCAACTGTTAGTGAAGAATTAGCTAAATTACTGTTAGCAATTGATGATGATGTTGATAATATTGTTCCTGTCTCATTAGGCAAAGTAAGTGTCTTGTCACCACCTGTTGCATTTGCTGCTGTCAGTATTGTTTCGTTTGCATCAGCTGATGAACCTTCAAACGTAATATTTCCACTTGCTATTGATATAGAATTAGCTGCATCTACTGCTCCAGAAACTAAGGTTGTACCTATAAGAGTTGTAGAAGTTAAAGAAGTTAAACCTGTAAAAGTTCCTTGAGTAGCACCTAAAGAAACACTTGTCCCACCAATGGTTACAGCTGAGTTAGCTAATTGAGAATTAGGTATAGAACTAGTGCCAAACTCTCCAGTCCCAGAGTTGTAACTTAGTCCTGATCCAGAGGCAACACTAAAATGTGCTCTAGCTTCAGAAGCTGATGGTCCTGTATATGTAATTACTCCGGTTGAACTATTGTAAGCAAGACTTCCATCTCCACCAGAATCAGTTACTGATACAGCACCTCTAGCTCTTGCATTAGTAAAATATTGATTTGAACCTTCACTTAAATCAGTTGTACTATTACCAGCAAAATCTAATTTATCAGAAGAAGAATTTAACTCCTGAAATAGACCTGAAACTAAAACAAGTGCCTTTCTTGTTGCCATTTTATATTCCGATACAATTCAAAAATTATTGAATTGTTAGTTATATTTATTTTACGTCCAGTAAACCGTCAGCTTAATTCAATAGGTGGTTCTACTTTTATAATAAATTGACCAGTAGATCCAGCTTCTCCTACTCTTGTAACATAATGACCAGTAGTAGTTGGAGGTGTTGTGACTATTGATCCAGCAGAAGCAGCAGATAAAAAATATAAATCTCCTGCATCCAAACCAGCTGTGGTAACTATACCTCTAGTTAAAACTCTTATTTCAGATCCAGAAGACTGAGTTGTTTCCGCTATTCCAGCAACTTTTGCTTTATCAAAAGTATCATTCGCTATTGCTTTTCCTACAAAACCATCTGAAGCTCTGGAATAAACAGCATCTCCTTGCGTGATATTTTCAAAACAAGTAGTAACATATCCAGTTACCTTAAATACTGTTTGGGTTGGCATAGTAGATTTTAAATCTAAAAGAACCTCAGTTAACCCTTGAGCATTAGGTTGATACGGTATGTGATTTTCTACACTAGCCATTAACTTAATTTAATAGGTGGTTCAATTTGTATTGCTAAAGTAGTTGTAGTTGCAGCTTCTCCTAACCTAACAACAGCTTGTCCAGCACTTGATGGAGGGGTTAGAGTTATAGCTCCAGCTGTGCTTGGAGATAAAAAATATAAATCACCAGCATCTAAACCAGACATAGTTTTTAATCCAACAACTATTACTTTTACAGTCGTATTAGCAGCAGCTGTAGCATTAGCAAAACCTACGACAGTAGCAGCCTCTGATGTTCCATCTGATGCAGTTGCTTTACCAACTTGACCATCACTTGTCCTCATATATAAAGCATCACCTTCAGTTACATTTTCAAATGCAGTTGCATCAAATCCAACCTGCAATGGTGCAAAACTAGGAAATCCTTCTTTTAAATCTATTACTGCATCTACTAAACCTCTGTAATTAGGTTCATATGGTTCACGAGTCATCGTAAAGCTATTTGCTATCATCAAGTCTCTTAGGACTGCAATAGCTCCTTGTATATTAGGTTCGTAAGCAGTTGACATAATTTACCTCTATTAATATCTATTTTAAACTGTGCCTACCATTATAATAAAAGTATGGAACCTCAAGTAATTGCTGCAATAATTTCTGGTAGTATCGGTGCTTTCGCTGGTATTAGTAGAGCTTTAGGTAATTTTAATAAAAAATTAGATAGAAAATTTGACCGAATACAAAGAGAGGTTGATGATTTAAAAAATACTGTTATTCATGATTATGTTTTAAAAGAAGATTTTTTAAGAGAGATGCAAGCAGTACATACTAAATTAGATAGGATATTAGATCATCTTCTAAATCACACTAATTAAACATTTATCCAAGCAGAAGAAGCGGAGCTATACATAATTAATTGACTTGCTGAAGTATCATAATGTAGTTGTCCATTTACAGGATTTGCTGGTTGACCTGCGGAAATAGATACCACTGCTTTGACAGTTTGAAATGAAGATCCATCAAAAATTTTAAATATCTCAGTGCTTGCTGTATCAAGCCAAGTTTCTCCTTTGCTAGATGATGCAAAGCCAGCTGGAGAAGTATTAGGGGCACTAACTCCAACATGAACAGGACCTACTTTTATTAATCCAGTGCTTGGCGAAGCTACATTATCTGTAAAAAATAAACCTGGACTCGTGCTGTGATTATTTAAAGCAAGTTCACCTTCTCCTAATCTTGTAGGAAAAGGTCTGTCATTTTGTGTGCTTGATCTTCTTGTTTGAATTTGTACTGCCATGATTAACTCTCTACATTTATGTATAATCCTGCATCTACTACTGTATCTTGGTCAGTATCTGGACTGTAAGTACTGGCATCAAGATCACTAGTATTTACAGCAGAGTCTACTAGTTCTCCATTTATATACTCGCCTGCATTAATCAAACCAGACTCAAAAATATCAGTAAATTCAATAAGTGGTTTATTTATTATTCCAAATTTAATATCATCTAAAACAGTTGGAGATTTATTAAATAATTTATTTACCATTGCAATCATTCTATTTGTAGTATTAAGAGCTCTACCCGATCTATCCAATCTTCCTTCTGCATCTCTCTTTAAACTATCTGTCAAATTCATAGCCACAACAGACGGATCAAAATTAGCTACATTTTGTTTATTATTAAAATTACCAATAATTTCTTTGTTACCTTCCCATTTAGTTGATCGATTATACAAAGCAAATATTTCTGCTGATTCTTTAAGTTTTTGTTCTTCTTTTTTCCAATTTCTTTCCCATGCTTCAAGACCCTGACCTATAGGTTTATCATTAGGTTCAAGTAACCATGCTCCTACATACTCATGTTTTTTTAAATTTTCTACTGTTACATACCCACTTGTTGTCTCATCAAAAGGATATTCCTCCTCTTCT